GGTAGGCGTTGCCGTCGTTGAAGAGGATGAAGTTCTTGAGCTTGCGGGGCAGCGACATGGCGTGTTCCTCGGGGTGTCAGGGGCAGGGCGACGGCGCGGCGGCGATCAGGAGGCGGCCACGCGGTTGGCGAAGTCGGCGAAGTAGCGGTCGGTGATGCGCTGGCGGAACGACAGGTCTTCGATCGGCGGCAGCGGCGTGTAGTCGTAGTCGATCACCAGTTGGCCCGCCTTGAGGGTGTCGGCCTGGTTGATCTCTTCGTCGTACCAGGCGCTGCCGTCCAGGATGTAGCCGGCGGTCTTGAGCCAGCGCATCTTGGCGTTCACGCCTTCGAGGATGTCCTTCACGATGCTGGGGTGCAGCGGCTTGTCGACGGCCCACATGTGGGCTTCGGCGATGGTGTCGGCCAGCACCTGCGCGGTGCGGGTGGCGGACTCGAACGCGAACAGCGGATCGTCGCTGCAAGTGCGCGAGCCCCAGAAGCGGTAGCCGTCGCGGTTGATGAGCGTGGTGACGTCGCCTGCGTTGAGCACGCCGGCGTCGGTGGCGGGGTTCTGCAGGTCCCAGAAGATGTCGCGGCTGATGCCGGTGACGCCGTTGACCGCCACGTTGCTGATGGTCTTGTGCCAGCCGGTGTCGTTGTCGATCTTGGCGCGCAGGCCCAGTGCGCGGGCCACGGCCGGCACGGTGGCGCTGGCGTTGGCCACCGAGTCCCAGGCAACGAAGTCGGGGTAGATGACCATCAGCTCGCGCGCGGCGAACTGCTCGCGGTAGGCGGTGGCCTCGACCACGGTGTCGCAGTCCCACGCGCTGACATAGGCCATGGCGCGCAGATCCTGCGCGACGGTGGTGAAGGCGGCGGCCACGGCCTCGGTGTCCAGGCCCGGCGCGCCGAGGATGCGCGGCTTCACGCCGAGCTTGGCCTGGGCCGACAGCAGGGCCTTCATGCCGGTCTTCTGGCCGCTGGCCAGCACGGTGCCGATGACGTTGCTGGTGGTCTCGGCTTCATCGGCGCCGGGCGCTACGCGCACCACGACGGTGATGGGGCGGGCCTGGTCGGCGATGGCCTGCAGGCTCTTGGCCAGGGTGCCGGTGGTGCCGGCCTTGCCGATGGCGCTGTACACGTTGGTCACGAGGACGGGCGTGTCCAGCGGGAAGACTGCCGCGTCGGCGTCGGCCGCGGTGGCGACCAGGCCGATGATGGACGTCTGGATGACGCGGATGGGGCGCGTGCCCTCGTTGATCTCGAGGACGCGGACGCCGTGGTGGTAGTCGGTGAGGGCCATGGTTGCTCCGGGGTGGTTAACGCGCGGCGGCGTCGATGAAGAGGGCGTCGAGGGCGTCGGCATCCAGCAACAGCGCTTGGCTGAGCAGCGCGACGAGCGGCGAGTCCCGCTCGACCGTGGCGGCGTACTCCCATTCGATGCGGACGGCGGCGCGTTCGGCTTCGGGGAGGGCCTGGATCAGCGCATCGACCTGGGACAAGTGGCCGCTGGCCAGCAGCGCAAGCCGAGCCTGTCGCATGGTGACCTGGCTGCGCGGCGCGGCTGTCGGTGCGGCCGCGGTGTGTTCCGGCACTTCCCGAAGTACCCATGCGTTGCCTTCGCGGACAGCCTGTTGGCCGGATGGAATGTTGGGGGGGCGCTCCTCGGTTGCCATGGCCCTGTTGATCAGAGCGTAGACCGGCTCAGCGGCGCGTTCGCTCTCAACTGGGTCCAGTGGATGTTCCGACTCGCCGGCAAAAACCCGACTGACCGGGTCGAACAGGTAGATGGTCTTCATGGCTGTCTGTGTCAGTAGCTGACCCATGCCGGCAGTGCGATGTTGCGGGGACGGGTGATGCTGAAATAGCTGGTGGCAACGGGTGTCGGGTTCATGCTGGACGCGGTGAGGTACACCCCGGCGGCGTCCGGATACAGCGTTGGTGCAATCAAGGAGACCGGATCGCTGCCGTAATCGACCGACGCCTTGTTGTTCAGCACTGTGGTGTTGCTCCCCGCGCTGTTGTCGTCGTAGCCGCCGACCAGAGTGCCCTTCTGGAAGGATCCGTGGACGCGGCTGGCGTCGACTGTTCGCCCGTTGTCCAGGCATCGGATGAACTCTCCGCGAAGCTCCATCAGGGAGAAGGTGCCGGCGCCCGACAGGCCGAGCCTGGCGACCAGGTCGGGGTAGTTGGCTTGGTAGTAGACGACGTCGGCGCGCACGGGCAGGTAGCCAGGAATGCTGGCCGGGTTGTCGACGCTGTACATGACCATGCCAGGCTGGTTCCAAGGGGCGCGGACATAGGCGCTCCCGTTCCACACCATCTGACGCAGGTGGGGCGTGCTCACGGTGATGACGGCCCCCCTGTTCAATGCCGGGACTTCTGCGAAGCTGGCCCGCAGGGCGTAGAGGACGTGCGGGTCTGCGGCGCCGACGTGAGCCGCGACCGAGCCATCGAGCAGACCCCCGATCTCCTCCGCCGAGTGGCCCCACCGGACCCATTTCGTCGCGTCTGTTCCAGGCTCGACGTCCGCATTCGCCACGATGCTCTTCCAGGTGGTACCGGCATGGGCCACGAACGCGCTGGACGGATAGGCCAATGCATTGCTCCAGGGCGTGATGCTGCGCAGCCGCTGGAAGCGCGTTCGCGCCGCCAGTTGCGTGGGTGGGACGTTGGTGGTGCCGGCAGCACCACCCAGGACGGGGTCATCCTCCTCGATCTGGTAGATGCCTGCAGGCCAGTTGTCGCTTTCGATCAGATTCGCCATCAGGCGCTCCCGTGGTTGTAGGCGCCGTCGTAGCGCGAAGTGCCGTCGTAGCTGTTGGGAGTTGCGGCATAGCGCAGCCCGACCAGGTGGCATCGTGCTGGCGCAACCGATGGCAGCAGGGTACGGATGCGGTTGGCCTGCTGGTTGGTGATGGGACGCTGGAGCACGATCTTGTAGGTGGCCCAGGTGTCGGCGCCCGGCTTGTGGGGGTAGATACCGTCGTGGACTGCGGTGCCGTCGTAGCTGAGACCACCAACGCGCTCGATGATGGTGATCTCTCCGAAGCCCAGGGCGCGGACCAGCAGACGGATGGCCCAGGGCGTTCCCTTCTGGCGGTGCACTTCGATGCTGGTCAGGATCAGGTTGCGGCGCGCATCGTCGGACTTGGCTTCGTGCCACGCCTCGACGGACAACGTCCACGACAGCCAGGGCAGCAGGCTGCCGAGGCTGTGCAATGCGCTCCACAGGTGGCGCAGCCCGTCTGTGCTGAGCGAGATTTGGGATGCGCCCGCCAACGCGGTCTCCAGCGCGGTGCGGTTGGGCGGCAGCAGTTGCTGCGAGGGCGTGAGTTCAGGCACTGACCACTACCTCGGTCAGCGTGACGGCCGTGACGCGCACCCATTGGGTGGGCGTGCAGAGAATGTCCTCGGCCGGCTGGTCAATCTCCACGCGGTGCATGCCGGGCTGGTGCAGGGCAGCATCGATGCCGGAGCGGACCAGGCCTGCGCCGAGCCGTCGAATGGTCTGCAACCACAGGGTGAGCGCGGCGCGCGCGTTGCTGGCCGCCACGTCGCCTGCGGCGCCCTCCTGGCGATGCAGCGTTGCGACGATGGGCGATTCGAGGATGTCGGGGCCCTGCACGGTGACCAGGTCGCACAGCGGCCTGATCTTCTCGTCGTTCAGCGCGGCGCGGACGGTGTCCAGCAGCGCTTCGTCCGGTTCGCCACTGTCGGCCAGTGCCAGCACCGTGACGCGCACCGTGCCGGGCTCGGGGCTGTCGACGCCCACGTCGGCCACAAGCGCACTGGCTGTCATGGCGTGAAAGCGGTAGCTCTCGCGCGGGCCGGCGGTCGTGATGCCTTCGAGCGCGGCCTGGGTGCGCTCGCGCAGCCTGTCGTCGCTTTCGTACACGGCCTCCACCGGCGGCACCGCGGTGGTATCGGCTGCGGTGATGAGCAGGCGCTCCACCTGGAAGTTCGCCGCCAGGTTGTCCAGGTCTGTCCCCACCGCATAGGCCAGCATGCAGGCCTTGGCCGCGTCGTTGATGCGCTGGCGCATCAGCAGTTCCTGCCAGGCCATGATCTCCAGCAGCTTCATGGCGGGGTCGGACTCGAGCACCAGCGTGTAGTCGGGGTAGAGCTGCTGGAATTGGGCGAGCCGCTGCGCCAGGATGGTTTCGAAGTCGAGGGTCTCGATGACCGCCGGAGGCGGCAGCAGCGTCATGTCCATGCTCATGCGGCGGCCCCCATCTGCAGCGGCACGCGCAGGCCAAGCACGCTGCG